GACAAATGTTTTGAAGAGGTTCAAAGATCTAATATGTCTAAATTGGGAGAGGATGGTAAACCAATCTATCGTGAAGACGGTAAGATAATGAAAGGTCCTAACTATTCCGAACCAGACTTAAAAAGTGTTTTACTTTTCAAGTAAAATGTGTTATAATAATACTATATAATTAAAGAGGCCTTAATGCATTTACCAAAATATCCAATCTATATTATTTCCAAAGGTCGGTGGGATTCCAGAATGACCCAACGAACTCTAGAAGAACTTAATGTTCCTTATCGCATTGTCATTGAAGATAATGAATATGACAAATATGCACAAAATGTACCCAAAGATAAAATATTGGTATTACCAACAGGATTCAGAGAAAATACATTATATGCAAAACCAGACGAAACAACAGGTTTAATTGGTGGATCTATACCTGTGCGTAATTTTGTATGGGAACATTCAATATCCGAGGGACATAAAAAGCATTGGATTCTTGATGATAATATGATGCACATTTATCGTTTAAATAAAAATAAAAAAATTAGAATGACAACAGGATCCGCGTTTAGGATTCTAGAAGATTTTACGGACCGATATGAAAACGTAAAATTGTCAGGTATGAATTATGCATTTTTTGCTCCAGCATCGGTCCGTAAACCACCATATTATACAAATACTAGAATTTACTCTTGTATTCTTATTGATAATTCCATAACACATAGATGGCGTGGTAGATTTAATGAGGATACAGATTTAAGTGTTAGAGTTCTAAAAGATAATTCTTGTACAATGTTATTCCATTGCTTTCTTGTAGGTAAAGCAGCAACAATGACCATGAAAGGTGGTAACACTGAAGAGGTTTATAATATTGAAAAGACCGGCGATAGAAATGATAGAGGTGGTTCCGATTTTGATAATCGTTCAGAATTTGTTGATTCACTTATTGCACAACATCCTGATATTGTTAAAAAGACATTTAAATGGGGACGTTGGCACCACGATGTGAATTATAGTGTATTTACTCAAAAACCTATCTTAAAAAAAGGTCTAAATATACCAAAAGGTGGTAATGAATATGGAATGGCACTGAAGGAAATATCACCAGATCAACATGATAGCGAAGGAGAAGAATATGGCAACTAATAAATTAAACGTTGATAATGTATCAAGCAATCTGTTTATGCTTGCTGGAGACGAAGAACAATCAACACCATACGGCTGGGACGATATGCCAGAATTTGATCAACCAGATGGTGAGGCATTTCACAAAATTATTGTTCGTTTTAGAGGCGAAGAAGATCTTAAAAAATTTGCCAAACTTATGGAACAAAATTTTGTTACGACTAAAACAAAATCAATTTGGTATCCACAGTTAGATAAAAAACGTAATTCATTATTAAGGTGGATGGATGATGAGTAAAATAATAATGATTGAACCACTTCCAGATGGTTCCAAATATGGGTTCCCTAAAAAATTACCACAAAGTGCCGTAATACATTACGGTTCAAACGATTATGGTATACGGGAAGATTTTAATGTTGTTAAATGGTTTGAAAAGCAAGGCTATCCATTAAAACAATATGAAAAATATAAGTGGTGGATTATAAATGACTACGATCCGGATATTCACGGAGGTGGCGTGGAGGATTTTGGTAATTATAAACCAGATACCTACACAATTCATTATCATTAATTGTTTACATTTTAAGGTAAATGTGTTATAATAATATTATGAAAACATCACTGACTATATTTAAAAACTTATTTGCAATAAAAACCGATCAAAGAATGGATTTTGATTCCTTCGATGAATTGGAAAATTTATTGTACAAATTAAGTAAACAACCTCTGGCATCTAAAAAAGATGCTGTGTTGATATCACCAGCTACTTATAAACCAGATACCACTCGCAAGAATGATAACGTTGTAGAGTGGTCCGGTTGGTGCTGTGTTGATGTTGATGATTATGAATCAAAAGGAGATTTACAAAATGACCTTATCAGCAGATTTTCTACATGGCGCTTCACTTGCTATAGCACTGCTAGCAGCACTCGGTCTAATCCAAAGTTTCGTCTTGTCTTCCCGCTTGAAAGAACTGTTGAAATGCAGAGAATCAAAGATTTTTGGTATGCGCTCCAGACTGAACTTGGCGACCTCGGAGACAGACAGACTAAAGATTTATCTCGGATGTATTACATTCCTGGAGAATATGCTGGTGCTTACAACTTTATTTTTAGTAATAGTGGTAACTACATTGATCCCAACGAGTTAATATTTAAACACCCTATGCCTAAAAAAGCAACTTTAAATAGTTTTTTTGATAGGTTACCTGATGAAATGCAAAAACAAATTATTGAATATCGTAAAAATAAATTGGATAATAATTTTGAATGGTCATCATATAGGGATTGTCCTTTCTTTCCTAAGAAATTGGAAACCGAATATAGGGCAATATCAAATACCGGTTGGTATCATAAGATGTATCAAATTATGGTTGCTATTGCCGGCAATGCAATTAAAAATAAATATCCTATATCTGTTGCTGAAATATCTACTATGTGTAGACAACTTGATAATGAAACTGGCGAATGGTATAAAAATCGACCACTGGATAAGGAGGCTGATCGTGCACTTGAATATGTCTATAAAAACATATAAAGAAGCTAACTGGAGAATGTGGTGTGTTAAAGGTCATTTATGTCCTATTGATTGGACGGAACGTGCTATACTAGACACGCATCAAGGGTATTTTCATAGAATGTGGTATAATGAGGAAGCATCCTATACTGCCAAAGACGGTTTTGATGAAAAATTTGCAGAACAAATAAAAAAGTTTTCATTTATTTCGTAAGTGATTGTTTTTATTACATTATTTTTTTAAATTAATTGAAAAAAACACTTTACATTCCCTAATTTATGTGATATAATAGTACTATAAAATGATAAAGGAAAATGAAAAAAATGAAAAATCTAAAAGCACTTATTAAATCTTTGGAAAACACAGCTAAAACTAAATGGGCTATTAAAGAAGATATGGCCGATATGTACCAGGAAGATGCTGCCGATACAGCCGCAGTACTTACACATATATTAGGTGGTAAGTTTGATAGAGCTGAAAATAAACTTTCAGATATGGATACATTACCAAGAGATAATGCTGTATTAGCAATCATTGAAGATAAAGGAAATGATTGGGCTAAAGCAAATGTTGGTTGGAGTTTTAATTAAAACATGAATGGGAAGGTAGTGCCCTTATTATAAAGACTGCCACATTAGTAAAAACCTAACATATTTACAGATGAAATTTATAAAAGGATGGACTTGTTTATATGTTAAAATAACAGGAGACTAAAATGCAGGCACGTAAATTTGAAAAATCAACCAAAACAGTCACTATTAGAGATTGGATAACAGAAGACCTACCGGATACAGATTGTCAACCTATTGGGCAAAGATTGTCTAGGGATCCAGATCTGAGTCTTGTTAAAGTTGATACCAAAACAAAATCAAAAGAAATTATAAATGTAATTCTATATTTTAATATGGATATGGGCACAATAACAGTCCATGAACCAATTGATGGTGGTCATTATAGAATTGAAAGTATTGATGGTGGTCATCGTAAAAGAGCAATTCGTGATTTTTTCAATAATAAATTTCCTTTATATGATGGTAGATTTTATAGAAATCTTACAGATGAAGAAAAACAAGCTTTTCTAAATTATGAAATGCATTTTACAACCTATTATAATTTGGCACCACACGAGGTTGGATTTATTTTTAGAACCCAAAATACTACCACGAAGGTTAATCATCAGGAAATGCTAAATTCCTATGGTTGGATTCCTGTGGCAAACACTATTAGGGAAACTGTAAGGGAAATTCCAAATCACAATTCAATTCCACATAACCTATTTGAATTAGGTCGTGCCGGACAATATAAACACTTTGCCTTTAACAATGATGGGTTAAGGGTTGATGAAATGTTTGCAAGGTTGTTTCACCTTTACTATAAAAATAAAGGTCTTTCAACATCAACAAATTCTGATTTGGTTCAAATGTATAAATCAGATATTTCTGAAAAGGAAGTTTCAGAAATTCAAGAAAAGGTAAATGCTTGTTTAGATTTTATGTTAAGATTAACACTTTGCCGTAAATCAAAACTAAATAATACTTTACCAAAACGTGAGTTTACTCTTTTTTATAGAGTGTTTATATATTTACAACAAACATATCCATCGTTTAAAATTGAAAACTATGATGAATTTTGGATGTCTTTAAATAAAGTTTTTTCAAAATTTACCAATAAGGAAATATATGATCAATCTGATATTTTATCTAAGGTTTCACCCTTTGATCGTAACAAAACAATTGGTGGTCAAGTGTTGGACTGTCTTTCAGAATATGATGCAGTCGATCATGTTGAATATCCAATTCAAATGTTATTAAAATTGGGATGGAATCCAGGCGACTCTATTATTGTTAAGGATATAATACGTAACTTTTCAATTCAACAGCGTGAGGCTAAACTTGCCGAACAGGATTTTAAATGTGCCGTGGACGGTTTACCATTAACACTAAGCGAAGCCGAAGCAGGTCACATTGTTGCTCATACTAATGGTGGGTCAACAACCTATGATAATCTTGCCATGGTTAGAGCAAAATGGAATAAGGCAATGGGTTCAATGGATCTAAATGTCTTTAAGGAACAAATGGCCTTATAATCATATATAATACTGTGGAAAATAGTTGTTTACTTTTCCACAGTATTGTGTTATAATATAATTATAATCAAAACCAGGAGTAATAAATGAAAATATGCATTACAGGTGGTGCCGGATTTATCGGTTTTCATCTAGCACAAAAATTATTTAATGAAGGTCATGCGGTATATGGATTTGATAATTTTAATAATTATTATGATCCTGGTCTCAAAAGAGTAAGACAAGAAAAACTTGCAGAATTGTCAATTCCTATTGTTGATTTGGATCTAAATAGTAACTCGTTGGTTGAATATATGTCACACCATAAATTTGACATTGTAATGCATCTTGCTGCCTATGCCGGTGTTAGACATTCTTTGGTTGAACCGGAAAAATATCTAACAAATAATATTATGGGTACCCACAATTTAATCGAGGCATGTAAAAAGGCTAAAATTGAAAAAATTGTTTATGCATCAACCTCTTGCGTTATGGCTGGTAATCCATTACCTTGGAATGAGAATGAAAAACTTGGTTATCAACTCAATCCTTATGGATATACAAAGGCAACAAATGAATCCCAGTTCATGGCAAGTGATTTTGCCTCTGCTATTGGACTAAGATTTTTTACTGTGTATGGTCCTTGGGGCAGACCTGATATGGCATTATTTACCTTCACAAATAAAATCGTAAATGAAGAACCTATCACTCTTTTTAATCATGGTGATATGATTAGAGATTTTACATATGTTGGTGATATTGTGCAAGGCATTGGAATTATATTGAATCATGCTATGAAAAATAATGTAAAGGACATATATAATATTGGTTATGGTAAGCAGGTCCAATTAATGGATTTTGTAGATCATATTGAAACAAATCTTGGCCGTAAGGCAATTAGAAATTATGTTCCAAAACATCCTGCAGATACCCACGAGACCTGGTCTAATACAGAAAAATTACAGGCGTTAGGTTATAAACCTACAACACCAATCGAAACTGGTATCACGGCATTTATCGATTGGTACAAATCTTATTACGGAGTTAATTAATGAAAAAAATTGCAGTTGTTGGACATGGATATGTTGGGAAGGCCGTAGAATATGGCTTTAATACCAAAAAAAATAAAATATCCCTTATAGATCCAGTACTATATGGAAACTCGGTTGACCAAATGGAAGATGCCGATGTTTCTTTTGTTTGTGTTCCGACACCATTTGGTGAAGATGGTAAGATTGATGCATCAATAGTTATTGACGTTACCAAAAAATTACTTAAAAATACAACTGGATTGGTTGTTATTAAATCAACTGTAATTCCTAGTGTTGTAAAATATTTAAGTGATAATTATAGGGTAATTTATAACCCTGAATTTCTAACCGAAAGAAATGCCTTGGAAGATTTTGTAAATCCTCCTATGCATATTTTTGGTGGTACTAGCCAGACCACGGAGGAATTGGGATGGATTTACTCTAAATTTAGTAGATGTAAACCAGCGCCAATATACCATATGTCTGCGCAAGATGCATCCTTTGTTAAATATGGAATAAATAGTTTTTTGGCAACAAAGGTAATGTGGTTTAATCAATTCAAGGATTTAATAGATTTTCATGGTGCTGACTATGATAATATTGCTACAGCAATAGGTACAGATCCAAGAATTACCCACAGTCATACGCAAGTGCCTGGCCCTGATGGCCGTAAAGGTTATGGTGGTGCATGTTTCCCAAAAGATACAAATGCACTTGCCCAATTTGCACAAGAGGATTACCTAACAATTTTAAAATTGGTAATTAAAGAAAATAATAATATTAGATCACAATATAAATTGGATGATCGTGAAAAAGAACAGAATGTGAGGTTTGCTTAATGAGTATAATGGATAAATTAAAAAAGAATTCAAAGGTGAAACAGTCCTCAATTCTTTCAGAATCTAAATTTTTTAATAATAAAGATATGATACCTACCGATGTGCCTATGATTAATGTGGCCCTATCCGGTGATATGAATGGTGGTCTTGCTCCAGGACTTACAGTCCTTGCTGGCCCATCCAAACACTTCAAGACATCATTTGCTCTTATTATGGCTTCAGCATATCTTAAAAAATATCCAGAATCTGTATTGTTGTTTTATGATTCAGAATTTGGTTCACCCCAAACGTATTTTGAGACATTTGGTATTGATACCAGTAGGGTATTACATACTCCTATTACTAATGTTGAAGAATTAAAATTTGATATGATTGGTCAACTTGAAGCTTTGGATAGAGATGACAAAGTAGTTGTTGTTATTGATTCAATTGGTAACCTTGCATCTAAAAAAGAAATGGAAGATGCTATTAATGAAAAATCTGTGGCAGATATGTCCAGGGCAAAAGCACTAAAAGGTTTATTCCGTATGTGTACTCCTTATTTGGCTATGAAAAATATTCCATTAATTGCTGTTAATCATACATATCAAGAAATTGGTTTGTTTCCTAAAGCTATTGTGTCAGGTGGTACTGGAATTTATTACTCTGCCAATAATATCTGGATTCTTGGACGTAGACAAAATAAAACCGGTACTGAGGTCACAGGATATGATTTCATTATTAATATAGAAAAATCCAGATATGTTAAGGAAAAGGCTAAAATTCCTATTTCAGTATCCTGGGAAGGTGGCGTTGAGCGTTGGTCTGGTTTACTTGATATTGCCTTGACCGGCAATTATGTTGCTAAACCTAGTAACGGTTGGTACTGTCGAGTGGATAGAGAAACAGGAGAACTTCAAGAGCCTAAAGTTAGACTTAAAGATACAATTACATCTGAATTTTGGAAACCTATTTTGGCCGAAACCGATTTTGCCGAATATATAAAGAATGGTTATCAAATCGGTGGCAATTCAATAATTGAGTTTGATGATGAAGGAGAATAAGGACTACGAATTAATCCTAGGTGAGGATGCTACGGAAAATTGGAATGTTAGAATCCTTACCGGTGATTTTACAGAAACAGTAATTGAGTATAAAGCAATTGCTTTTAATGAAATAAAGGATCATCTATCTTTTAATTATAATATTGTTTCATCTCCAAGTGTTTTATCAGAAGATAATGAAAATTTACAGTACGTTACTGGTAAAATTTTGGAAGATATTATTGAAAGAGGTATAAAGGATGGTTCAATAGGCATGATGGATAGAAAAACAGGTGAAATAATTGCAGACAAACATTGAACAAACAATCCTGAGAAATTTATTAACTGATGAAAAGTATATGCGTAAAGTTTTACCTTTCATTAAACCAGATTATTTCCAGGGTGTTTATAAAACATTATTTAAAGAGGCAGGTAAATATGTTGCAAAATATAATAAATTGCCTACAACTGAAACGTTAACAATAGAATTGCAAGAATCCTCTTCCATGTCTGATGAGCAATTTCAAATGTCAATGGATATTGTTCCACAGTTGTTTATTAATGAGCAGATAGATGAAAATTGGTTGCTTGATGCTACTGAAAAGTGGTGTCAAGACCGAGCCATTTATAATGCTGTTATGGAATCTATCTCTATTATTGATGGTAAACATGATACACTAACAAAAGGTGCTTTACCTGATTTATTATCTAAAGCACTTGGTGTTGGATTTGATAATGCTGTTGGTCACGATTATATTGAAAACGTTGAAGAAAGATATGAATTTTATCATACAGAAGAAGATAGAATACCATTTGATTTAGATTACTTTAATAAAATTACTAAGGGTGGTGTTCCAAAGAAAACCCTTAATATTGCATTGGCAGGAACTGGTGTAGGTAAATCCTTATTTATGTGTCATATTGCTTCTGCTGCTCTTGTAGAAGGTCGCAATGTCTTATATATAACTATGGAAATGGCCGAGGAAAGAATTGCCGAACGTATTGATGCTAACCTATTGAATGTACCTATTGACCAACTGGATAAATTATCCAAGGATATGTTTACTACAAAAGTTGCAGACCTTGCCAGAAAAACAACTGGTAAGTTAATTGTAAAAGAATATCCTACTGGTTCTGCTCACTCTGGACATTTTCGTGGATTATTAAATGAATTAAAATTAAAAAAGCAGTTTGAACCGGATGTTATCTTTATAGATTATTTAAATATTTGTGCTTCATCTAGAATGAAAGCAATGGGAGGATCGATCAATTCATACACTTACATTAAAGCAATTGCTGAGGAATTACGAGGTCTTGCGGTCGAATTCGAAGTACCGATATTCTCTGCAACGCAAACGACTCGCTCAGGTTATAGTAACTCGGATGTTGGGCTTGAAGATACTTCCGAGTCTTTTGGACTACCCGCTACTGCCGACCTTATGTTTGCCCTCATCTCAACAGAAGAACTTGACAAAGATGGACAACTCATGGTTAAGCAACTTAAAAATCGTTACAATGATCCCACGCATCATAAAAGATTCGTGGTAGGTATCGACCGATCTAAAATGCGTCTATATGACGTGGAAGAAAGTGAACAAACCCTTACTGATGATACTCCAGTATTTGATAAAACTGAAGTCGGTAAAAGGTTTGATGACTTTAAACTATAAGGAGTAATAAATATGAAATGGTTCATAGTGGTTATTTTTATGCAAGATTATGGGTCTTTTATATTTTTTAAGCCACAATTTGAGTCCTCGGAAACTTGTTTGGCCTCTGCAACAAATCCAAGTGATATTGCAGTTTATGGTGCAAGAATAATAATGGAATATGGGAGACCATTGCCGGTTGATAGAATTATTTGTGCTAATGAAGATGTAATAAAAGAAATGATGATTGTACCAAAAGGTGAAAGTATTTAATGATTCCAATAGAAATTTTTGAATATAAACAAAATTGGTTACCGGGTTATAAGGTATCAATACATAGTGATCTTAGAGGCAGAGCTAAATCATGGTTAAGACAATTGGAACAACGCGAATATCAATACAAGGAATTTACAGATAATTATGAGGATACTATCTGTTTTGAAAATCAAAAAATCTCACAAGAGTTTGCATCAGACTCTATTTTTATTGCATGGGTGATAAAATCCACCAGAACAGGGTAATATAATATGAACGTACGATTAATTAGTTATTCACAGACTACGGAGAATTTGCATGTCGGTAAATCTTTACAAGACCTCGTGGCGTATTGCGCCCGTGTCTCGAATCCTTCCAACCAAAATACCACTAAAACGAACGAAAGGTTACTTGCCTATCTCAGAAAAGAAGGGCACTGGTCACCGTTCGAAATGGTATCTGCTTGCCTAGAAATAGAAACAACACGAGATATTGCTAGACAAATTCTTAGACATAGATCATTTTCTTTTCAAGAATTTAGTCAAAGGTATGCAAATCCAAATGATATGAATGATTTATTTGAATACAGTGAGGCTAGATTACAAGATACAAAGAATAGACAAAATTCTATTGAAATAGAGGATAAACAATTACAGACTGATTGGGATCATGCTCAACGCAGAATTGGTGTACTTGCTAAAAAAGAATATGATTGGGCTATTCGTAAAGGTATTGCAAAGGAACAAGCACGTAAAGTATTACCAGAAGGAAT